ATAAAACATGGTTTTCATCATGATTTTACATCCTCACATAAAGTTGCATTATATAATATAAATACTAATAACGGTTATACTGAGTTTGAAACAGGGGAAAAAATAACATCTAAAGCCAATGAATTAATCTTATTTAATGGTAAGATTAAACATCGAAGTGTCTCTCAAAATAATGAGCAAGTAAGGTATAATATAAATATAAACTATGAGTAAGGTCAATTTTAAGCCTATCTAGATATCTAGCTTCTTAATGTATAAAATAGTATAATTAAAATTATGCCCTTAAATTTTGTTAATATAAGACCTGGTTTCAATAAACAAATAACTCCTACTGCTGCAGAAGGTCAGTATATAGATGGAGATAATGTTAGATTTAGATATGGTCTACCTGAAAAAATTGGTGGTTGGGAACAGCTTACTGGAGAAACTTTAGTTGGAGCAGCCCGTGCACAACATCAATGGACAGATTTAGATGGTAGAAGATACGTAGTAATTGGCACGCATAAAGCTCTAATACTTTATTACTCTGAAGCATTTTACGATATCACACCCTTAGATACAGCTATAACAGGTGTAACCTTTGATACCGTAAGTGGAGATGCAACAGTGACTGTAAATGCTAGTGCTCATGGCCTAGAGGCAGGAGACTTAATCACATTTAATATTTCTTCAGCACCAACTGGTTTTGTAGCAGCTGATTTTGACGGAACTTTTCAAGTAATAACTGCGCCTGATATTAATACATTAACAATCGAGATGAATTCTAATTCGTCAGGAACAGCATTGGGATCTGGATCAGCATCAATTCTTCCTTATGTAAGACCAGGAGCATTAAACCAAACCTTTGGTTTTGGTTGGGGCACAGGATTATGGAGTGGAAGTTTAGCCGGAGCTATATCATCAACTTTAAATGGTGCATTGTTAGACGATGCTAATGGTACTGGTGGATCTGGAACAAGCATTACACTTACAAGCGCAACAAACTTTCCAACTACTGGCACGATTCTTGTAGGAGGTGAGTTAATAACGTACACCGGCAAGTCATCAAATGATCTGACAGGAATAACAAGAGGAGCTCTAGGTTCAAAAAGAAGTGCTCACTCTGATGGATCTATTGTTCAAGACGCTACAGGATTTATTGGGTGGGGTAACGCTTCTTCTGCTAGCACAGTTGTTTTACCTTCCGCAGATTGGTCATTAGATAATTTTGGACAAACTCTAATAGCGACTATTTTAGATGGTAGAACTTTTACATGGGAACCTATAAATTCAAACTCTAACGCTCCACAAACACGAGCTACTGTTGGTACAGGTATGCCCACAGCTTCAGTAATGACAATAGTTTCAGATCAAGATAGACATTTATTTCATCTAGGCACTGAAACGACTATAGGCACAACTGCTAGTCAAGATAAGATGTTTATTAGATTTTCTGATCAAGAGGATAAATCTGATTATGCTCCCACATCAACAAACACAGCGGGTACTTTTCAACTCGACGATGGGACTGAGATACGTGGTGCCGTAAAAGGTAAAGATTATATTTTAATTTTAACAGATACTGCAGCTTACATTT